CGTAACGTTACCCGAAGCATTGCTGACCGTTATAGCGTTACCCGCTATGATACTGCTTACCTTATTATTAAAAGTAGTCCAATCTGTAGAAGATAATAATCCTCTATTTACAGAAGATGCCGTTGGGATGTTAAATGTTATTACACCAGATCCTGTAACAGGAGATCCACTCACATTAACATCCGTTCCAGATGTTCCTGTAGACAATCCAACAGATGTAACAGTTCCAACTGGTATAGCCTGTGTGGATAGAACTCCCGAACTGTCTGATACCACCATTCTGGTTCCAGTTCCCGACAGAGAACTAGCCGTTATAGTACCATTATTATTAACTGCAAATCGTGGAACTGCTTGTGTGCCCAATACAATATTACCTGTATTGTTTGCATACAAAGATATATTCTCACTGTCCTGAGTTATGATTGTATTTGAAACAAGAGACTTGAATTGATAGTTTGGCCCAATACTTATATTATGTCCAGTCGATGGCCCTAACCTAAAGAATCCGTTTGCATCAAGCCTGTAGTCACCTGTATCAACACTGGTATTAATAAGAACATTTCTGTTGGTTGTGATCCTCATAGCCTCTGCCGAAGTATCATCTACCTCTGATCCAACCGTAGATGCCAGTGCTGTTCCAAATATAATTCCCGCATTATAACGCAGTATTATATAAGTTCCGTTATCACCTCCAGCATATCTAACAATCTTATTGACACCTGTTCCAGGTAAAACATTATTACCAACCAGAGTAGCTAAACCGCCTACAGTTTCACCAAAATGAGGATAAGATCCAGTTCTTAAGTACTGACCTAAGAATACATTAGCACTTGTAGTGTTCCCCCGAGCTGTAACAGTTGCTAAAGTATCAGCCTCTGATATAGTCCAAGATCTATTGGCACTAAGATCATATGTAGTGCCGTTTATTGTAATTGTCCTTGATGATGGAACAGCATCGGAAATTCCATAACCCGATAGCGTTGTTGGAGTATTTGTAATCTTAGACCAGGCAAGAGCAGTTATCCATGATGGATTGCTATATGATCCACTCGTAATAACAATTGGATCTGTTATACCGTATCCTGCAAGAGTAGTTGGTGTACCCGTAATCTTAGACCAAGCTAATTCACTTATCCATGATGGGTTAGCATACACCTGGGAAAGTCTAGGATAAAATGATTGATAATCCGCCTCTGCTGCTGCAATATTCCCTACTCTACCAAACACAGAATTAACTGCATCAGTATTGTCCACCTTAGACCAGGTAGTTCCATCACTGATGATCCAGTCGCCAATCTCAAATGTAATTCCAAATTGAGTACCTGCTGCAGATACAATATAATAATGACCCTTCTGCTGAGGGGTACTGCTCAATGTTGGTGTATTGGTAGCTGCATTCCACAATCCCATATACTCCACCTGTCCGATAATACTATCGTTCATCTGCGCCAATGGAACCTTACCATTACCATCTAGAGAAGCATAACCATTAGGTTGAGCCTTTTGGCTAGTCAACTGATAGTTTGCTAGAGCAGCATTATCCGCTGGGGTGAATCCTAATACGGTAGCAATAGATGCATTCTTCCAAAGATTTGTAGAAGCATCTCTGTATATAATATCTTTATTGGCAACAGACTGGATTAATACATCATGTATTTCATTCAGCTCCACTCCATTTTGAACATGAACAAATATCTCACCGTTATTGGCATTCACCCTAGTAACCACACCCAGGTAAACCAGGTGAGCTGGTGCGATAGGTTTGTTTGCTAGGCCAAATATTAAATTACCATTTGTACCTAACCACACTGGATCTGCTATCTGAGCTGATGAAGTATCTAACCCAGACAATCTACCCTCTGTTATTACATATCCAAAACCATTATGAGACAAGTTCTGGGCAAGCAATCCAAGTGTCTTAGATGACGTTGCCTCTGAAGCATTAGAAGCCTTACTTACAATAGGGTTTGTCCCGTCTGCACTGCTTATATAAACCGCCTGTCCTTTATTAATAGCCTCGCCAGCCTTTACATACTGACGAACATCTGTTGTAAAATTATCAATCCACTCGGTGTTATAATTAGTGGCATCTATCTTTGCTAGTATCTGACCAGCAGTTCCACCAGTTGGCAGACCTGAAGCGGAAGATGCACCACCTATATCAGAAAGAATCTCAGCCCCGGTACGGAATTTCAATACCCCATTATCCGCCACTAAAAATCTGTCTGTATCTGTGTTTGCGTTAACCAGGCCATTGAAGGTTGCACCGTTATCTACAGTCAACCCAGCCTTGGCAAATATCCTTGATAAGTGCTCCATTTATTTCTTGATTACAACTCTATATGAATTTGATGCAGGCGCAGTAAAGAACGATACCGTAACCACACTTGTTGATGTAGCGGTAACGTCTGTAATCACCTGCTCGTTTGTGGATACCTTATATATAGCAACCACAACATCTCTTGTATTTAAACCATGACTTAAGGCATATGAAGTATTAACTCCATCGCCTATCGTAACCGAATAACCACCAACTCTGCTGTCTAATAATGTTTTAAGTTTAAGTGGTGTAACTATTCTTAGATCATCAGTTCCAGTATCCGTTTCAGCTTGTGTAGCAAGTTCTGCTATACCCTTTGTAGTCTCAGTAGCTTGTGCAGTATTACCAGTTAACGTCTGTAGAATATTCCACAGGTCAGTTTGTTGCTGAATATTACCCGTAATTGTTCCCCATGCCGCACCGTCTAGTCCACCAATATTATAGGCTGGTATGGGTTGGTTTGTTGGAGTACAAGTGGGTATCTGATTATTAGAAAGAACTAAAAGAAGATCATTAAAATCTTTATAGATATTATCCGTCTCTGCTGTCTTAAGTTTGTTTATTATATGAGACAGTAGAGTAATAGCATACTCAAAATCTGCCTTTAGTTTGTCATAGGTTTGGCAAGTATTAACTGCCTCATCAAGCTCAAGCTTTAAAGCAGACACATCTTCTACCAGGTGTTGGAAATCTGGTGGCGGTTGAATACACGCACTAGAAGAGTTTGTAAGAGTCTGATTAACGGTTAACCATGCATACTGACTATGGGTATATAAAATACTTGAGGTAAGGGATATTGCATACTGGGCAGAATAGTATTGTCCGCCAAATACAAAACTCTGAGTTACCCCCGAGCCAGTCAATGTTCCAGTTGGAGTGCTGGATACAGACCAGGATCTTGTAGGAGATCCGGCAGTGAAATTGGAAACAGCGTAAGTGGTATTATCCCTTACACTCAAGTTAGGTGTAAACACATCAAATAGCTGTGTAACGATTAGGCTAACTGGACTATACTGAAATACAAAACTTCTAGTAAAGTCAGAAGAAAAATAACCAGGTGCTGTTACTGTATATTTAATTGTGTACGTTCCACATTGAACATTTCCCGCACTATCCCTATTCAGCGCAAATGTATAACTACCTCCCGCAGCTGTAATATCTGGACTGTTCACATTACCCGTCCTGGTTGATCCATCAGGCTGGGTGATCGTGAAGAAGCCTACCATACCATTAGGTGCAGAAACAGTAGTATCTGTTAATACAAGATTTAATGTACCAGACAGATTAAATCTGACATCAAAGGTATTGTTGATAGTAGACATGATTCTGCAAATTTCCTTAACAACTATAACATTCCTATGGAAAAGCACCTATGAAAAAAGGCCCAGGTATAGACCCAGGCCGTGTTCACCAAACAACCCTCCTACGAGAGACTATCTTTACTTCTTAGATTTTGACTGTATTGTTTGGAAAACCTTCTCGCCTTTTGCACTGCTTACACAGAAGCTTACCAGTTCATCGGCAGCGTCACCAGCAGTAGTACGAGCAACAGTTAAGATAGCTTCTCCATTTGGCCAGGTATATCTAGAGCTTTCACTATCAAAAAGAATAACACCCTTTGATACGGCTCTATTAATAACGGCCTTCATTGAGGCTTGTTTGTTGTTGATAAGATCCAGGAAAGCCTTAGGATCACTATCCGCCATAGATTCTAATTGATTTCTCAATACATCCATTGGTCTTGTATCATCTTGACCTAATGCAGCAATAAAGTTCTTAACCTCATCACCACTTAAATCGTATGCAGCGTTAAGAGCCTCACGCTTAAGATTTCTATTTTTACGCTCCTTCTCACTTCTTGCACTCTCATCTACAAATTCAAAGATCGCTTCCTTAGTCGTGTCACGATTTGGATTCGATGCATTGTAATTACACAAGCTTAAGTATGAATGTATTTCCTGGTCGGCAGCTCTGCCTCCATTTAATACTAACATACCACCTTGATTACCGTAGAAATGAATCTCATGGAAAGAGTGTTCGCCCTTTGGATCTACTGTACGTACCGCAGCAATATCAACATACTCCTGCGCTTTCTCATCATAGATCTGATCCACTGGCGGAACAGCCTTAATAGAAGGAATGGCCCATTTAGTTGGATCCATTGGGTTGCGTTGAATGTTTAATATTCTATACACAACCTTTTCGCCTGGCTTAAGTTTAGTTGACTTTACAAGCTCAGGACTTACATTGTTGAACAGTTCTGTTTTTCTCATATTAGGAAGTTTGGTAAAATAAAATAGAGGGAGGATTTCTCCCCCCTCTTATAGATTAGAATACAGTCTTCAGTTTGAAGGTCTGCTGAGCTCCGAGGATCTCAACACCTTGTACTGATTCGTAACTGATATTCAATACTGAACGATCATCAGTTGGTACTGGAGCAAGACCACCAGTCAGAATCTCACGATACTTCAGATCAGTTCCGTCACCAGCCATGTAACGCATGCGAAGGCGATCAACCATCTGACCATCTTGAGTCTTGATCTTATCAGCAGGGATACCATAGATGCTATCTTTAGCATTGTATCCACCAGTGAAGTTCAAGATATTCTTATGATCCAACAAAGGCAAGTACTTCTTGTAGAAAGTACGTCCGTAGATCTTGATAGTATCGATACCCAGGTCTAATTCCTTACCAGCAATTTGGAAACGAGCACCCTGTGATAACAGAGCAGAGTTACCTAAGTTGTTGAATAAGTTATCCAACAGGATATTTGAAGAAGTACCAGTGAACAGGAAGTACTGCAGTGGAGCACGATCTTTGTTCAAAGTCTGAGTTAACTTAGCCCAATCATCAAGATCAAGAACACCAGTTACATCAGTTGTAAGATCTTTACCCATTGAAGTTACGTACTGATCAACACCCATTGTAGTCTGAATAGGCTTACCTTCTGCATCAACCAATGCAGGGTTAGCATCAGAAAACTTAGTAGCACTCTTACGGCTAAACCATGCAGCCAAAGAAATATCACCACGGAATTTCAACAGAGATTCGTGCTGACCTTTATACATATAGAATGGCTTACCATTGAATTCAGTTTCGATCTTAGATGCCTTCTGAATATCAGTGATAGAGAATTTACCTTTGAAGATCTGAACTTGGTTAGCATATTTTGTAGGCTTCCAACGCTTTGCAGCAGGAGATTCAGAACCTTCACCAGCAGCGTTAGAGAAGAATGCAATCTTACCACCGTCAGCAACATTCAAGCTACCATCAGCGTCATCAACATTCTTTACAGTGATTGCGCTAGTACCGCTGTTCTTAGCAGTTACGATACCAACCTTACCACTTGGGAAAAGAACCAATTCACCTAAGTTTACGAAAGCGAAAGCATCAGCATCGATAACCAATGTAAGAGTATCGCCAGGTGTTGCTCCACCAGAAGTTACAGTACCAAGTACATATAACTCTTCGTTTACGAAATGATGGTACTCAGGAACTGAAGTCACTTCAGAGCGACCAGTTAATTCCATTACATCTAAGAAAGAAGACTCTTCGTTTGTTACGTCAAGAATCTTATTGAGGATCTCCCTCTGATCGAGGAAGTTTACGGAAGAGACATAATTCTTTTGAATTTGTCCAATTGTTCCAGGCATAGTTAGTTAGTTTTAATTTTTACTTTGAAATGCCCCTGTTTGCGAATGCCTGCAAAAGCCCGGTTTTAAAATCCCCCGAACCTTCTGTAGGCACATCACCCACTGGAGCTGTACTTGGGTTTTTAAGCTCCTTTGTCACTTCACTTCTTCCCAAGGTTTTACCATAGTTGATCAAGGCTTTCTCGAATAACTCTGGATTCTGACTATAGGCCACGGTCTTATACCACTTGTTATAGTCTAGTTTACCTGGTTCAGTTGCGAATTGGCCAAAGAACTTGTCATTATCAATAGTCATATCAACCATCGCATCTGCATTAGGCACTTCGAATTGAAAGGAATCATCTCCAGATTGAATGCTGATTTTTTTAGCATCCAGAATCTGACGAGTAATCTCGTTGTTGCGTACACTCTCTTCGAACTGCTGTAACAACTCTTGTGTGTTGTCTTCAACTTGCTCAGGTTCCGGGGCCTGGAAGTTGCGTTGCCAGTCTAGAAACTTCTCACGGGATTTGGCAGCTTGAATCTTCAGCAATTCTCTGCCGTATTCAGCTTCATCCTCTCCCCATTCGTCAGCATCTAGTTTGTACTTGTCGATTACTTCTTGCCTGAACAGCTTATCAAAAGCTTTATCAGACAACTCGCTGTATTGTTCACGAAGTTCACGTCTCATGATCTCTTCGTCAGACATCGAGCTGAAGTCAACCGTCTTGGCTTGCAGATACGGTGTGATATCACCAGTCTTTTCATAGAACTCTACAACACCCTTAATAAAATCATCTTTGAAATTATATACTGGGTCTGCAGTTTTAGTCTCTGTTTTAGAGAGTTCCGGCTGTGGAGCTACCTCTTGAGCTGGCTCAGGAGTACTTTCAGCAACCGAAGTTTCTTCTGTACTAGTAGTATCTACTACTGGCTCAGAAATTTCGCCAGGCATCTTAAAATCATCTGCCGTGGCATTTGAGAAATCAAAATCTTCCATAGAGTATGTTGTTTGATCGTGCAAAGTTTTTTACTATATGTGGATAAACAATGGAATTTAGGGGGTGATATTATAGTAGAAGCAGTCAGAGTCTTCACTCACCCAACGATCTGAAGTACTTTCCACACTTATGAACTCATCATCTACCTTAAATTCTTTTGGCGGTATTGGAAAGTCTTTGGTTATCCAATTTGAATCCCGCCAGAAAATTCTGTTATTAGGTTGACACAAGAGATAGCCATCATCTGCCGCCAGTACATGGCCACATTTATAGTCACTAGGTTCTTCTGAATATGGGTTATTCCACCAGTCAACAGTAAACATATACGTAGCCCATACCTTTGATCCATCCCTTAATACCACCTCACATCTTTTACCATCCAGATAACTATATCTAGTTACAGCCACATCTTCACCGAAGCAATCCCATAGCTGCTTATAATGTCTTTCAACATCGTTAGTGGGTTGTTTTAAGTAGATCTCAGAAATAGGAACACGGCTCCTTAACATTCCATAATCAGTCATGATATGAAAGGTTAGGATGCTGCCAGAAACTGACTGCACCCCAAACACATAACAATCATCGAAATCAGGACTCGATCTCTTCGTTAGCCATTCCCTCTTCACCTTCGCCTTGAAGCTCGGTATATTGCTGTTCAATTCCATCTTCCATCTTTTGCTCTTGTGGAGCTACCTTAGCATACAATTCCTCATCTTCTTCTGGCTCATCATCTGGCATTCCATTCTTAATCTTTTGCACAGATTTCTTACCACGGTTCTCAATCTTCTTAGATTTAATCTTACCAGTTTGGCGCAGTTCTTCTAACATCAATTCATACTGGTACTTCATCTCTAGAAGCTTGGCATCCATTTCTTTTTCTACCTGGATGAGCTGAGATTTAACCTGAGCTTCCAGCTGAAGCGTTTGTTGCTTAGCCTGTTCAGCTGCCTGGGCAGATTGCATTTGTATCTGACCATTCATCTGCTGTTGCTGCATAGCATCTTGTTGTGCTTGTTCTCTACGCTTCTTTATCTTGTACGCAAGAATCTGCTGAGCAACCTTTAGGTTATCTGTATTCTGAATTACAATTGCATCTTCAATATCCAACATGCCACCAGCTTGACCAGCTTGTACCTGCTGCAGGAGCATAGCTCTTTGATCATCTGTTGGTTTATCTTCAATGAATATTCCAAACTCATATAGAGCCAGGTTAGGGCTAGTCTGGAAGAACTTCATTGTATTTGATCCGAGTGATCTTACGTAACCCTTTACTCCCCCGACCTCGGCCACATCCTGAATTCTTAACACAATGGCGTTAGATAGTGATTCTAGCAATTTCTTTTCACCGCCAATGATATGAGCAAGAGCATTGTTAGTTCCTTCGTATGCAAGCTTAGCAACTGTAGTTAGTGTTCTTGGATCTGGTGTAGAACCATCGGTCATCTCATTCATACCCGTAATGTCTCTTAACATCTGAATATGATTCTGGATGATCTGATAGTAAGTCATCACATCTCTTCCCAATCCATTTTCTAATTCTTCGATTGGTTTATAGTTAGTCATTCTTCCCTGCTGATCTGCCTTACGATATACTAACGTACCTGTCTTATTATACAGGTCAATTACTTTCATTGGCGTCATCTTCTTACCGCCAGCACCCAATGGGATATCTTCAAGAGCTCCAAGCTCAATCATGATACCTTTTGGTCTAGCCTGGTTGATAGCATTCTGTAAACGATACCATGCAATTTGAATAGCATCAGCTATTGGAATCAACTGTTCCATGATTCCATACGCTCTCATATCCCAAAACTCAGGAGCGTATATATGATAAGACATTGTAGTGTCCATCAAGCTTGACTTGGCTCGCTTCATGTTTGTAGCTAGTCCGTAGTCAAATATGTAATTGGTTCCTAAGATCCATTTACCCTTATATACTACCTTATAGGCGACACGCTCAAATTTATCTTTTCTTTTGTTGCGGTCTTCGTATCTGGCACGAGCGTATATTTTGTTTCCACGTCTGTCAATCCGTTGTTCGAAAACCATTTCATTAACGGAGAAGAACTCCATGTCAAGTAGACGAAGCCTGAACTTATCATAACCCTTATTATAAACTGATAAAGAAGTTGGCCATTCTTTAGGATTACCCCAACGACCTATTACATTTCTGGCGATATCTTCATATTCCTCTTCGGTGAATTGATTACCCGCCATTTGTTTTAAATCAGCAATAGTCATTTCAATAACTTCACCTACATACTGTGCGTCACTGAAATCTTTATTCTTACACTGATTAATAATTATATTCCTTGGATTAATGTTGCGGATCTTAATAGCTCCATTAGAATCTATATATTCTTTATATCCACCAACACCATAATCAAATATGTCTTCCTTGATTTGCTCTCTAAGTTTCTCTACCTGGTTCTGCTCAAGCACTAGTGTAATGGCCTGCTCAGCCTCGATAGCCATGTTGTGCTTAAAGGTGTAATTCATCTGGATCTCTAACTCCTCTATATCCTTAGCCTCTCCTTGTTCCAGCTGAAGTATAGGATCTTCCAAAAGAGATGGATCCACCTTCATGGCTTGCTCACGCATCAGTAACTTAGCCTTAACCCCTGCGAAGTAATCCTCTACCTCATCATTAGCTAGTGCATCTATTGGAGTAGCTGTTATATTATATCCTATCTTGTTTAGTTTACCAAGTGCAATACGTCTAAACTTTGGAACAATTGGTATAACGCTCCAGTCTATCGCTAACCAATCTTCCTTAGATTCTTCATCTACACCCAACAATGGGCGATACTTACTGATTGACTGGTTCCCTAAAGCATATGATTTAATTACTTCGTACCGATACCTGGCGTGGTAGAAAATGTTTCTTGGGTTATCGGTCTCAAAGCTGTCCCAAGCAGCTTTACAATATTGCATAATCCAGTCCTTGCCTTTATCGGCTGGGCTGATCAAATGGGATGGAAAGTTTCCGTTCATCTCGAACTGTTTGTTTTATTTTATCCTACCTTATATGTCTTAAAGAATCCCCCTACGTCTGCTACTACTTCCTTTTCTTTCTTTGCTACTTTATATTGATCTGCAATCAGTGTGTATCCAGCACTCATCGCAACGTCAAATTTTGTTGTGTTGTTTAAGTCAAACTCCAACCACTCTTGAATCAAGTCTTTAAAAAATACTCGTTCGTGATTATCGTTTATATACGTCTCTGTCAACTCAGCGATGTATTGATGTGTCTTTGGTGAAGCGGCAATACCAGGTTGTTGTCTATCTGGTAGCCATATTAAAAAGTTACCATACCCCCGATCTTCAAAATACCTGAGCAATCCAATTTTGTTATTCTCAAACAAAACACTACACCCATAGAACACCGCCATTTTTATCATATCCTCATAGAATACTGCTACTGAATCTGGTCTGTGTTTGTACTTACAGATGAAGGCGTTATTATAAGGACTGCTATCTAATGGACTATACTTCTGTAGTACCAGTGCTGCACCGTTAGATCTTCTACCATCTTCAGTAGTGTTATGATCTATCGGGTCAACTCCCATCACAAACCTGGTGTTGTTTGGGTAGAACAGATCTCCACGTTTACTAACTTTATTTGTTTCTTCTGTTTTATCAAACATGGTAGCAACCTCCCACTTACCATTATCTGCTGGTTCCCACACTATTCTGGAATCTCTTACGCCACCCTCCCATACAAAATTTCCTCTTGTTGTTAGGTTCTCCTTCCAGGTTAATCGATCCAGCCTCTCATTCAACTTCATGGCATCATACAAACACTTGTCGCCATCTACTCTGAAAGCCTCTTCGATTGTAAACGGATTCTTTCTGATGATTGAACTTAATTGGCGAGTATCATGTGCATATGCCTTACGCATATTGTTGTAATACTCAAGACCTCTTTCAACCATTTCATTTCCGAACTCATCAAAGAATGTTGACTCATGTGCGCCAAAGAATAGTCTATATAATCCAGAAGTTGTTCTACCGTTACCATCACGCTTGCCCTGATCTGAGTTGATCCATATGTCTTTGGGGCCCTGGCCCGTTACATCTATATCTTCAATGGTTGATGTAACAAAAGCCTTTCCTACCCATCTACCATCCTGATCCATACAGTATCGAACGATGTTCCAGGTATCCCAAACATTAGCACGTTGTGGCTTACCAAATTCATCCAGTATGTATCCATACAGAGCATTTCCGTCATAAGCAAATGGTTCACTAGATCCGAAGTTTATAGTACTTCTTAGCTCATCACCATGCAGCATGTCATCTGCATTTTTACCTTTGATGGTTGGTTTAAAGAACCTCAACTCTTTCTTTGGACGAAGACCTTGTGATGTATCGTAAATAGGTTTAAAGAAGTGAGGAAGGTTGACAAAATAGTTTACTATGGTTTTATTAAATACCACCTTAGCGTCCTCATCTGTCTTACTCTGTATCCCGCCAATCTTATCTAATCCTAAACTCACCCGATCTAACAACCAGGCTCCTGCGATATACGTCTTACCACCTCTTCGTCTCGATACATACACCAGTCCGCCAGCTCGGGGGTCATTCTCTACGGAAGCCAAACAGTAGAATATTTTTCTGTCTGTATTCCTGTAGTCCATATACCCGATATTGGTTACACACCAGTTTAAATAATACCAGTGCGTACCTGTGATGTAAGTAGGTACTCCATTATTTTTGAACCAAAATCCACATCGTCTATACATCCAATGTTTCTCACGAATGGATTCCAGTTCGGGGTCAAAGAACTCTGGATCATCTTTTTGTCGAGCCTGCTCCTTAGCTCGTTTCTTTTCATAATCTCTTGGTAGATCTATTCTCTCCCACTTTTGCTCAGACTTTTTAGGACTTCTCTCATACACACCTACACGTACCAACTCGCCAGTAATACGATCTACACCGTAACCAACAGGCGGGATCCAACACTCAATCCCATTTACAACCTCAAGCGTACCTTCTTCTACCTTATTATACATTACCTCTTAGCTAAACTTTCGGGGGTTAATCTTTTTTTCACCACCACATCCTCTAGCTTTTCATCTCCACCTGTCAATTCTCTTTTATACTTCTGCAGCCTCTGGAATATATCATCCATTGCCGCCATGATCTTAGTCTTAATCTCTACCGCCTGGAGTATATCTTTATCCTTGGCTCCATCTACAGGCATCATTACTCTTCTATTGTATTCATAGAACGCCTGCTCATTACTCACGATCATCTGCCACACCATGTTGTTCTGATATTTCAGATACTTCATAGTCAACTCAATCAACTCCTCATATGGCTCATACCCATCCTCTACCTTTATCCTAAACTCATACACGGATACGACATCTTCTTTATCGAGATCATATCCGGCAAGATCTGCAGCAAACTGCTTTCTCTTGAAAAGGTCTGGGTAGTGGTGACGTAGTGGAGAATGTTGATCGTACATCAAAAGGATATACCTAATCATACGATCATCACCTTCTTTTAGAATAGACTTTAGCTTTGGATGTTTATCCAGTAGCTTACCCTTAATCAAGGGATTAAACTCCATTCTTGAGAACTCTTCGTTTGGGATCATTTGGTACGGATTACCTTGCAAAGTTCTTTCGTACCAGTGGGAAGTCGTTGAAAAACAGGGGGTGGATTTACTTGAAGAGTTGATCAAAATCCGTAATAGGCATGAGTATATCATACTCACATCCACTCTTCATAAAGACCTTAGTGGCTTCAGCCTCAGCTGGTATGCCGTCTTCGTCATTAAATGGAATTGAAGTTGGTGCATAGCCTTCTACCTGGAAGAGAAGAAGTCTAAGTTCGGATGTGTACAGGTCTCCATCTTCTGCATACACCATTGGGACTATATTAAATCTTTCACTCATTTGGATCCGTCTTGTAGTGGTAAAATATTTCGGTCATCAACCCTGCGGTACTTTTGTTGCCATAGAGTATTGGTCATTAGAATGGATATTCTTTCAACCTCTTCCTCGGTGGCATCTGGCATACATAGATGAGTCATTTCATGGATGAGTATCTCGAGATGTTTTTTCCCGTGAAGTTGTTTATCCATGACTACATGGTTCATGCCTAAGTCTGCATATCCCCAGGCTTTCTTTAGATTCTTGTATATGACTTTAAAGCGTTTCAAATATGTCCCAGTTGTTTAGTGCTAATTTATCTGTGTTAATCTTGAAGGATTTTTTCTTATCCGTGTAGAAGTACCATGAGTCATTGTTTTCGATATATACCGCCAACACATCATAATCTTCATCCTTATACTCCAACTTCCCTTGTTTTCTTTTAGGGTGTACTAGTACATGTTTGTCAGCACCCTTTCTTCCTTTGATCTGAACCCTAAACAGTTTATTATTGACGTCAATGATTCTATCGTATTGCGCCATATTTGAACGAGGTGCAGAGACAGTAAACCCTTTGGACATAGCCACATAATCAAACAACGATTCGATAGCATCACCGTTCAAAGGCATCTCTTCTTTCTTGCTGTAGTTTTTTGATCATATCTAAATACTGGTGTATTCCTTCCATACCCAGCTTTTCATACGCCTTACGTAATCTCCTTTCATGATTGATAGGATGGCTTACAATATTAGGCAAGACCTTACCATCCTCCTGGTAAAAACCAGATATGGTTTGTTCTATAACAGGTGGAAGCATTTCAGCTATCTCCTTTATTTGTTTATTTTTTTTCACTTATAAAGAATGTTGTTGTTGTACATTACGTATAGGGTATGACCTTCGATTTCATTTTCAAATTTGCCTTGCTCTTCAAATCCTACAATAGCCCCATTAGGAATAGATGGATCGTTAGATGAGAAAACCTTACCCTTATTGAGAGATACCTTTTTGGCCAGGTCGGGGATAATCAACGTATCATGTGTAACCTCCTCTTCCATAGGTTCAATAAGTATATGCTCCCCTACAGGAAAGATCTTACCATCAGGCTTAACTGTAGCTAAAGCTTGGAAGTAATCAACCGTATAATAGTTGTCAAACAGATGGCAGTCTGGATCCAGAACTACCAGGTAGTGGAAGTATAGCTTGTCGCCAACTTCAACTGTTGGGTAATACCCTTCTCTGGAAAAATCTTTAGGAAGGCGTTTGGGAATCGCCACTACTTTACCAGATATGTTTACATGATACTCTGGTTTGTAAGTAGTGTCAATATATAAACCGCCTTTAGACGTGTCGTTAAACTTCTTATCTATCTGTACGATAATTCTCGTAGGTGATTGCATACCTGCTAAATTAAAGATTAACTCTCTATTTTAGATAGTATTTATCCACCTAGTTTTCTACCAAGTCTTTAACTGATTGGAATAGAATGTATATTCTGGAGTATCAATAGTCCCTTCTTTAACAAAGTACCAAGGGCCTTCCTCTCCTTTTAATATATGAATATCTTGAGCTGGCATATACGATTGGGCCAACATAAATGCCTTATCTCCATTTTTATTTACTGCTACATCCACAACGATGACCACATGACCTGGGAAACCTCCCTTAATAAGAACATCCCCTATTTGGACGTCCTGCAATCTTTTGGGCCTCAGCTCCTTTTCAAGACTCCAACTGTTGCAAACGCTGAATACATTGTACATATGTTTTATAAAATTATCATATGTATATGGGGGTCTTAATGCCATTGTCTTACCAGCCACCGATTTAAATGCTATTCTTTCGTATTGACCAGTCTTAAACAGCCACTCGGCTCGTAGCCTCATTACAGCATCTGCACATTGCTGTAGATCTCTATTCCCTACAGAAACATCAAGAACTGCATACTGAGCGTCTTGATTCTCCTTCCTCTTACCATTGTATAAATAAACAGTATTGTCTTTTTTAAGAGATAAGCTTCTAAGGTATTCGCCAAATGAGTCTGTCTTAATTCTTGTGTACCCATCTGGTGTCGAAACAGAGTTGATTGTTAGTATAATTAATAACGCCACCATACTGCTAAATTATTGATATAATATTAAGGTTGATTTATACTCATAGATTTAAAGGCTCTTTAACATCTCAATCATCTTGGGATGAGGATAGATGTCAATCTTGTCTGTACGCACACTGTTGTGGGTAAAGACGCCAGCCTTGCCTTCGAGAGCTCGGGGGCATATGTCCCATATATCCTCATTATAAGTAATCGGTATCTTATACCGCTCCCTCCATAATAACAATAGATCCCTGGTTGACTCTATCTGAGCATCCGTATAGTTATGATAAAACTGATGCCCCTTGTATTTATTAGGCAGCTTGATCACATCCTCTACAACACCTCCCACATAGTTATAGAACTTACCGTCCTTCTCCGTAAGATGTCCCCAGTTGCAGATCTCAATACCAATAGATATCTTATCTAGAGATTTGTACTTAACGCCATGCTTCTGAAAGGTGGATTCCTTCAGCCCTAAATGAAAGGCCCAGTGCTTAGAAGAAAAACCCTGGATGATTTCTCCATCCTTACAGCCACGACCTTTACCCGATATGGCTACACAGGTTGCTATTCTTTCTTTGTTATTCGCCCAGCTGCTAAATGTTCTTACCCCATCTGGGCCACCAGCGGTATGGTGTAGATAGATCTGTTTCTTAGGATGCTCCTCCTGGATGTACTGGTTTGCAGGGAAGTCTACTTGTCTAATCTGCATTGATGTTTGGATTTTAAAAATTCTATGTGTTGTTTTTTATCGCCATACTTTATATGGCATGACCTACATAAGGCCATTAGATTTTCGATCTCGTCTTTAGCTTTGCTGCCACCCATACCCCGACAATCAATATGGTGAATGTCAACAGCACGACTTCCGCATGTCTCGCAGGGAATAAAATCATCGATACCATAATTAAAATGCTTTAAATAAATCTTAGTGTGTTTTTTCATAGATAGTCAAAATGCACCTGGTCTAGCGGTACGTAGTATAATTCCTCTAGCCCCCTCTGCTGACAGTTGACCATTCTCCTATTCTCTAGGTTTCGTATCGTGTCATCGAAGATGACCAGATGCCGGGAGGCATCTCGATTATACATAATGAAATGGGTTGGCTTGCCATACGTAAACCTTGGGTCGTCCCACTTCTCTTTCTTCCTGGGTAGGAACTGTACATCCGGCCAAGGGAACTCTTGATCCCAGATCCACTTGTGTTCCACCTCTAAACTGTACTTGTGTACGCCATCCTCCACCAGGATCATGTCGGCTCGGTACTGAACCCTCTTATCATCTGGGTAGAAGTCTTCCGCCATTACAGCTCTATACTTGGGATGGGTAGAGAACAACCTGATCGTCTCTAGTTTACAGAGTAAGTCACTCTGTTCCTTGTCTTGTGGTCTATACTGTCTAGCTATATACTGCACCTGAAACTTTTGAGTTCTGAACAAAGCTTCGCTTAAAAGGCATGAACCTTTGCGAAGAAATACTGCACCGTCAACCCTGTCGTCCGTCACGCAGCTCTGGATAATCCAGCAGGTTTCCCTGTCGCTCCTGCTATCAGCTTAAACATCTCCCCTTGGAGTAAACCTAGCCAGCCTTTTGAATGGAGACTCCCTAGCAGGTGGAACCATGTCCGACAATAATAGTAAACTATTTAAAACAAATTTGTACTTATCCCCGTTAGTGGATAACACAATATTTTCGAGAGTTAGGAGTTTATCTTTACATCGCCCGTTTTTAAAGCGATATCCTGGGGTTCTTGGTGGTCTAATCGGCCACCTGGTTCCCTGAACATAGAGAGTGTAATGTGGCGAAATAAATCGCTCAGGATCGTCCGTAATGGGCTTACAGACCTATGCAAAAAGTCGTGAGAATTGTGGAGGAGAAAAATAAACCTGGTGTGTGGGATGTATATAAATACACCCATGCGTGACCAAGTGCGAATCGCAAAATCGGGACTGGGTGGGGGTCAAAAAGTTAATTCCAAAATCCATAAATCGGCACAATATTAAATACATCATTATGTACATGGAAACGATAAAAGCTAGATACACATTGCGTTACATGGGATTATTTAGAACAGCGTGGGAATACTATTGTGACGACATGATAAAAAGAATCCGTAAAAACTAAATCCAAACCCATAAAATATGGGGGCATCACAGGGGAATTGGGCGCATATGTGCGGATGTCTGACCAATTACAATAACCCCCTCTCCCCACTCTTCCAATATCACATCACAAAATTAACCCCATGAAAATAGAGAAGTACTTACTGCATCTTCCCGCCTCCATTCGGATAGCATCCAAGCGGATGGAATTACCCAGGCTTACTACCTTGCAACTAACCTTACTATTCCTTATCCGTACCCATTCGCCTGTCAAGACTATTGTACTTTTCAATATCTGCAAGAAAGCGGAACTAGTGGCTAACTATCCATCCCTTGCTAACAATGTTTCTATTCTTACCCGATACGGATTAATTGAAGGGTCTGATGCTCTCTATTCCCTTACCTATAGAGGCAGAGATTACTTATCCTATATACGAAGATATCTACTACATAAGAGGCTATAGTATGCCCCCGAGCTGGGCAACTTTTGTGAATGGACATCTATACACGTTTATTAGTTTTCGAACCACATTTGGGGATATTTCCAACCCTTAACAATAGTCTTAACTAAACTTTAACAATTCTCTAAAATAGTGTAATTGTCGCTACATAATGAGCATTAAACGCTACAATCCAACGGCAATAAGGCTTTCAAGATAGCATCATCAGCAAACGTGCGCCAATGGTATATTTCACTACTATCCAAATAGGTTAAAGAGGCCAAAAATGGTATTTTTTACGGATTTGCAATTTTGAAAATTTGGAGTGTATGCATTGCCGTTAGTATGTTTGCATTGTCAACGGAGTTATCCACGACACTAGTTCTTCGATTTATTGTTAAGCAAGTAGTCTGAATGACGGCCAATTAGGACTGAGTATCCTGCAAGGGTGAAAAGAAACTATTCTAAGCGGTGTCCATTGCGAATAAACGTGCAGACGAAAAAGGGAGACATAGCGGCCTTCATCCGTAGCTATCCCATAGGCGAAAAGATGAGGCGGACTCCACTTGTTAGCGTTTAGTGATAATCTCACTACTGATGAGACCAAGAGGTCGAAACGCTAACATTATACGTGCGGGAATAAAATTTGTGTTCTTATAGCTGCTAGTTGTACAATATGGTTAGCATAAAAAAATATGCTGATTAAACAATTGGGTTAGTACATGAGTATGTGTTGACATATTATAAATTATTGGACATACCATAACTAGTTGATTATGAACCTATTTTTTGTTGCATATGGTGAACACTTTTTCAAAAACAAAGTTTTACAAGTCAGTTCCGAAAATTTTGGAGATTGAAAAATCATTTTTAGACTACCTAGAGAGCAAGTTACTCCTCTGTAAAGACCGAAATGAACGTGTATTATATGGCAAGGCCATTAGAAATCAACTGAAGAAAATTAAAGCATTAGAGATGCTTAAGCAGTTCTAATCCACATCCTGTGGCATTGGAATTGTAACTGCCTATCTCGCAACTATCTATTTTAGAGATTTAAACACTAATTACAATGAAAGAAAAACTACTCATTGGCCTCCTTTGTATGGTGGCCTTTTTTGACCTGACACAGATTATCGCCTACGTATTCTTTCCTCAGTCTATTGTGGCGAAATCATTACGAACCTTAATAGAATCAATATGAAAAAGAATCAACAGGATATTATGTGGCTGCTGATAGCATTTGCGGCCATGTGCTTAGGGTTATGTATGTAACCCCCGAACTGCTCAAGGCCGCTTGACAATTGGTTCGTGACCAATGCAGTTCCTCATCAAAAAATACAAAAATGAATAATTGGGACATTCTTTACGACTTTTTAGACCAAAAAATGATTGAAGGAAGCGAAAAAGCAGAAGAGTTGATTGATAAGTATGGCTATACAATCACCAGTGAAATAATGCTAGACTACATTAATAGCGAAGCCATACAGGGTGACGATAGAGCAATAAAATTGCTTCAAATTAATACAATGAATATTCAAAACATCTCTGAGAATTCTTTAGAAGAATTGATTGCTCTGATTAATAGCATAAATGATTCTATACATGATTATAGACACGTTTCTGACTATCTGCCAACTTCTTTAAAGAAAGAGGTAAAAGCCTTTGAAAAGGCACTTCAAGATGAATATGAGAAAAGGTTAACTGATGAGCAGTAAATCTGCGAAACTGGCTTCGGCCAGTCTTAACCACAAAATTAATTCAGCAGTTAAGCAACTTCCCCAATTAGATATATACGCTATTGAACTAGAGCAGTGCTGCGTAATTGAAGAGAATGTAACCGATGAACAAGGTAACAAAATTGAATATTAAATAACCTCAAAATTTAATGAAAATGGAAATCTGTAAATGTTGCGAACAAGAGATCAATGAGAACTATGGGATCTACTTTAATCAAGATGGCAATCCTTACTGCGAAACCTGCGAATCTGAGGCGTGGAATTACGCCAATAGCGTACTGGTAGTAAAGGATGGCGAAACTAAAAAATACCTCCATTGCACGGAATTTGGTTTCAGAGATGCTGAATACTGGGAAGAGGCTTCACCCAACGGAGTAACTGGATTTAAATATGTCCGTACCGATGCATGGCGAGGCTATCACGATGTAATAATCGAAGAGGGATACACTACCCTTGCTTCGGGTTGGTCAACTGGTAAGTGGTCAGATGTGGCCTACAAACACAAGTTTAACGACTTCGTGGAAGAGATTGCCCAGGGAGAAATTGAATGCCCCTTTGAACTGGTTTTTGCCTTTGGACTTACCTCGAATGTATTCTCTGTTTCCTCCGATGTAATTATCAAGACAAGAGATTTAGAATCCTTTACGGAATGGTTGGCTGAGTATACTGGATACTCTGTAATGGAAATGACAATTTACGATGCATGTAGCATCATTGAAGGCTTCTGCGGATACGAACCCGAAGAACAGGAAGTACTGAATGCATTCCAATTCCTCTTAGATACTGGCCTAGTATGGCAAATGCAAGGATTCTATGGTAGAACGGCAGTTGAACTAATCGAGGCCGGATTAATAACCCCTAAAAAGTAAAAATATGAAGCGCATAAGTAAACAGGCAAAAGCTATCGCTGATGCCCACATTAAGGCACGATTGGAGGGCAATTTTGATGACCCTAAGGTTACCACTAAGGAAGAATTAATAGAGGCTCTATTGTCAGGTAAAACCTTCTCAGAACTACTAGAAGAAATAGAGATGAGGTTCACTTCCATCACCTCTATCCTATTGTCCCGACAATTATTCCATCAGTCGAATAATTATAGGTCGGGAGTATATAAAGGATTCAAAATTTTAATTGATAAGATATGAACTTAAGACTAGAAAAATTGCTAGACCTAGATATTGAGGTCTATAAAGAAGCCGATATGAAGTACGGCAAAAAGATATGGGAAATCTACATAGTAGAACATAGCGGAGTATTGGAAATAGAGCATCAGTTTCAGTATAAAACAGAAGCGGAACGTGATGCGGAATACAACGATATTTTGGAATACTTAAAAGAGTCAAGATGCCAACACTAGTAGCTAGGGTACGACAGGGTAAAGTTATCCGCACCATCAACAAAAAAACCACCGAAGAAAAAATTATCCAACTAAGGAAGGCTCTTGGCCTTGACCTTAGAGAGGAGGCCAAGCGTTTCGCTATTAAGGTAGATATGGGTTGGATTGGGCAACAATTTTCGACTAATTAATCCCCCGAACTGAAATTTTTTAACACTAAAAAACACACACAATGAAATCTTACAATGTTGTTAGACAAGTAATTTTCAATGAAGTCATTCAAGTGACAGCAGAAGATGAATACGAGGCAATAAAAATAGCAGAATCAACCCCAGTTGAAGGTGATTTAGATTTTGTCGAGACCAAGAACTACTATGCTGAAGAGTTCTAATTACCCACCCCCGAACTGCTCCCATACCGATGGCATCCGGCTCGTGACCGGAAGCAGTCCTCATTAAAACACACTCACATGAATTACTCATTTTTTCTTTTCAGCAAGTTATTCGATGTCCACCATGCCACTGACCAACCATATGACATTCTCTTCGATGAGTTAAAGGATATGTACAAGGATTGGGAAGTATGGGATGAAGAGAACGGAAAGAATATTGGCGGATATGAATCCATGCAGGAATATTTGGCTACTCATGTCCCAAACTAATCCCCCGAACTGCAATGGTTGTACGGATGTTCGATTCATCCGGCAGTTCCTAAAAATTAATAAATATGGAAACAAGAGTATACGCCATTGAATTGGATGGTAAGGTAGACCCCAACTTATTTAACGATGAGCAGTTTATCTACGAAGCAGAACAAGAAGGTTTAGTTTGGAGTCTGCAAGGGTTTGCCGAAGCGTTTAATTCGGGAGAAATATCAGACGAATGGTACATAAGAATAATAACACTTTAAAAAAATTACTATGAACTACTCATTTTATTTATTCAGTCAGTTATTTGACGTGTTCCACACTACGGATGCTACTTACGATGAAAAATTTAAGGAAATATCTAAGATGTATCAAGACTACCTGACATCTAAGTATAACAATCCGAACTATGGAGAGTACGAATGTATCTCCGCATATCTTACAGAACACGCCCCATTAATTTAATCATGCCGGAATAACCTCCGGCTTTTTTATTACCTAAAATCAACGCCCATGTTTACAGAAAATGAACTTGATGCCATCCATATTTCGCTGATGGCGTATAAAAACTACCTAAGAAGGCTCGGCAAGGAAAGGTCAGAGTTAAATTCTGCCATCCTCAAAATTGAAGAACTGATCGTGGGTGAAATTGACACCACCGATACCGACACAACTGCGAACTATAAAATTTGGGAATTTAAAAACTAAAATATGACAATTCTAAAAAGCTACAAGGCACTATTAAAGGACGGAAAAGTTTACCAAGTTGACGAGGTGTACAAACGTGACCTGCCGAAACAGGGTCAGCACATTGAATACCATCTGACAAGAAATGGTGAAACAAAGGTTGTTGAATACAATGACTACTGGGATTTAGAACCGATTACTGGCGAAGACATATTTGAAACACCATGAAAGTAAAATACTGGCTGCTCGACAATAGCAGAGCAAACGAGGTTGGTTTTATTAAAACCTTCACTTCCAAGGAAGAGGTAGATGATTATCTAAATTTTGTAGCCGTTACAGATTATGTTATTACCGATCAGGTAATGGATATGGTAGAGTATTGTGTAAACCGAGGTCTAGACTGGAGGAAATTCGTAGTAACTGGCGAACCATCAAAAGTTATCCTACTAACCGATATGGATGCTGATTACTGGTACGAACTAATAGACAAAGCACTAATTGATCATGGAGTAAGCGTAGTGAAGGTAGCACCCCACAGAAAGGGGAATGACTACTCTTCTACCCTAGCCTACGATTGGTTAAATAGCCTCGGAGCAAAAATGTTTTTATACCTAAACTTTTAAACATGATTATACAGATTAAAGGAACTGAATTGGGAGATAGCTGCCTTATTGAAACCAATATAAAGGGCACTCCCGAACAGCTCATCAGCCTAATTGTAGGAGCAATGCATAATAACCCGCCATTCGCAGAAATTATGAGTGAATCATATGCTCAGTATCTCATGGATATCGGAGCATTAAACGAAGAATAACATGAAAAAAATATCACTATTAGTATTGGCGATAGTATTGTACGCCACTACAAACGCCCAGTACTACGCCTACAAAACTGCCCTATTCGTTGGAGTTAAAAAAGAGTTTATAAAATTGGACGAGAATGAAGATGTCAACATTCCGATCTTTATAAACGGAAACCTGGTCACCATAGATGCTGAATCGCCAACTACCTACAGGATCAACGAAGAATCCAAGCAAAAGATCACAGAAAAATACTACTCAGGTATTCGATACAGAGCAACAGAGATAGTAAATAAAACAGAATGTCTTTTTGATATCATTGCCCATCAAGATGGAAGAAAGGTATTTAGGATCACCATGTTGATTGGAAGCGAAGTGTATCAACTGATATTTCTGTATGATAACATCACACCATGAGTACACTTGCTCAGGTTTTTTAATTTTTAAATTATGGGAAGAATATTATTAGAACGCACCCCTGATGGTGGTGCTAGAAAACGTATTGAAGGCGAAGAACTTGAGCTTTTTACCTTATTAGTGTTAGCAGTATCTACGGACTATGAGTTTCGAGAATTGGTTACAAGGGCACTCGAAGCGTATGATGAAGATCGGTTAGAACTTGAACTGCTTAACCTACTGCATAATCCAACCAACCTAAATTAACCCTTGCACCCTTGCCTCAGGGTTGGGTAAGACATAGTATAGCTGCATTTGCCTAGGTTGGATTGGACTGGCTTCATTGGGCATAAGCTATACAGAGGCGTTGACAACGAGATAGTCGCCCCCGAACTGGCGGTAAAGCCGTGGCCTTCGATGGCAACCAGTTCCTAAATTTTACACTTATGGGAGATTTTACTTTACAGAAATGGAAAGATGGTGCTAAAGTACGCACCCGAACTGGGCAAGAAGTGGAAAACCTAACTCACTTCCCCAATGCCAATCAGTACCAATTTGCAGGACTAGTCGATGGAGAGATTTGCTCATGGACTAAGAATGGAAAGTTTGATCATGAAATATTTGAACATCCCGATGATTTAGTAATAGCAGAGGATGAAATGTGGGTGTATTTATTTCGATCACTTGGAGTTAATGTATTATCATTTAAGATCTATCCAAATTATGCCGATGCCCTGGCCGCATATACAGAGAAGCATCAACAGAAGGATTTGATTGGCATATTTAAACTCACCGAACTATGACTTTTAACGAATGGATGCTCCACATCCGAAGAGAACTCAATTACCCTAAAGAAATCCTAGAAAAGTATGAACAAAGTATTGCAAGTGTTCCACAAGATCAACGATGGACTAACAAGAATCGAAACAGCCCCAAGAGGGGAAGCAGCAAGGATAGCAGAGGCTCTAAAACTAATTAACGAAGAGCTTTGTGATAAGTTTATTGAAATTTTAAACGAGAAAAATGAACGAGGAACTACTGAGACTAGCTCAAATAGCTAAAGATTATACCGGGTTGGGTGTGGTGTATATTAAGGACTCTGAAATTAGGACTACCCGATCAAGAAAGTTCGATGCAGTCATGATCAAGGCATGTATCATCAATATCCTACAGAACGAACATAAACTTGGCGTATCCAAGATTGGGAATCTGATGGGATTCGACCATACAACAATCATTCACCACGTACAGGCACATGATCAAAGGTATCAATACGAACCCGAGTACAAAAAACTATTCGATGTGCTAAAAAAAGAAACGAACAACAAAAATCCTTACTTCATAGACGTGGATGAAGTTGTGCAAATGATACGTGAAATTGTGTGACAATTTTGTGGACTATTTAGTGGATAAGTTTGGAATAGTATTGACTACTAACTATTTTTGTTAGTATGTCGGTGCTGTCTAATATAAATGCAAAAAGACAACCAATTGAATATCATTGTGTTAGGCCAAAACGTGCCGACAAGAATTGTGCAATGTATCCATTTTCTGTGTCCACTTATCGGTGTAAGATAATGAAGTTCGGCCTCTTAATTATTGTTGTCACACGGGTAATCGTGGAATAGGAATTGTGGCAATATTTTAGAGAGTTAATCGTTTTTTCACCAATCTAAATATTTATGACAGTTTCATTCAATGCTAGGGGTAACACCATCCAGGCTAGGCTGACAGACGGAAAGACTATTTCCCTCCGGCTAAGTACAGGCATCAAGATTCCAAGGAGCATGAAGTTTGAGAAAGGTAAATTTATCGGGAACTCGCCCGAAGTTGTGGCTATGAATAACGATCTGAATAGAAACCGAGTGCGGCTGACAGACCTATACGTTACCTATAAGGGCGATCTGAAAAAGATCAAGGCTAGTTTCAACCCATGCTACACCGACATCCAGGAAGATCCTAAAGAATCCTACGAACTGGCTTATCTGTGTCGGGAGTATTTAAGAAAAGCGATCAAGGGTGAGATCAAATCCAGGGGAAACAGACAACTGAAACCTGGTACGATCAGTGCCTATAAATATTCAATAGAATCCTTATATGAGTATAGCGAGATCGCAGGAAACCTGGATCTGTTAGAGATGTCTATCAGTCCAAAGGATACCATCCAACGTAAGCGACTAATCACCGACAAATGGGATAGTTACTTCATGGGATGGGATGAATGGATGATCGATATGAACTATAGCATGGCAACCAGGGCGAATTACATTCTTAATGTATCCGTAATGCTGAACTATTGGAAGGAACATCTATATCTGCAGCCGCCAAAGATTAAACTTTACCAGGCTGATCCTAATCCAGTAGTCGTATTAGAACCTGAGTTTGTACAACGATTTCTGACGGATGAAAAGACCTATAATGATCTCCCCGAACTGCTAAAATATGTATGGGAAGTCTGTTCGGTGATGCTTGTGACTACAATGAGGGTAAGGGACGCCATTGATTTATCGGTTAGCGATATTCGGATCGTCAAGAACGATATGTTCATGTCTAAGATGAATGGAAAGACCAGGGAATACACAGATGTTCCTCTGCCCAAGTTTTTGGCGAAGGTATTTGATTGTAACCTAGCTCAGTTTGGGAGAATCTACACGCTAAAAGACAATCGCTACGCTACCATATATAATAACATGGCGGATTTGTTTAGCCTATATCCCGAGATGCATAATCCAACAACGGTCAAAACTATCGGAGTTCGGGGGGAAGAGGTTATCGAAACCAAACCCATGTATCAACACGTTCATCCGCACATGTTAAGGAAAACCGCCATCACTACTATGATCTACTATAAAGTACCTGAGAGACACATCAAGTTCTGTAGTGGTCATGCTTCCAATAGCGTAGCCTTTGAACGATACGTTGCCTTTGTAGAACGGCACTTTAAGTCTGAGGTTACGAGTTATTATAAACAATTTCTTGGCGAATAAAAGATAGCCCCCGAACTGGGGGCTTTTTAATACCTAAAATTCTAATAACATGTTGCAACAAACAGCAGTAGAGTTTTTAATTGAACGATACAAGGCAAACGGGGATAAACTAACTGATGAAGACTTTCAAATAGCAATAAATATTGAGATCGAATATCAAACGGCACACTTTGATGCCGGAGTATCAGAATACGATAGACTCTTTGGCCTAAATCCTAGACCCAATTGTTTTGAAGTGGATTAACTACATCGAAAACTTAAACAATAACATATGGATATCACAATGTGTACGGGCGTTGACTGCCCATTCAAAAACCAGTGCTATCGCTACACTGCTGAACCTGGAGAATTCCAATACTACTTTGCTGATCCTCCAATCAAGGATGGCAAATGCGATCACTATTGGGGAGATGATTTCCAATACGTATGGACAGAAGAGAAGTTAAAAGAATCACTTGAGTAGCTTGTCAACAATCTTTGTTAGTCGAGCAACTTCTTTTTTCAAATGTTCATTTTCTTGTCTAAGAAAAACATTATCTCCCTTTTCACCGTCTAACAAATAATCATACGAAACGTGCAATCTTTTTTTAAGAAGTCTAAGCACGTCATAATTAGGCGTGTATAAGTTGTTTTCTAATGCACCAACTGATCCAGGTGTCATTGAAATAATTTTCGCCATCTCTTTCTGTGTTAGACGGTTTTCAATTCTTACTTCACGCAATCTTGCGCCAATATCATCAAGGTTTTTAGATCTTTTAACTCGCATATAGAGGATTTATAACTCAAATATAGAGGAAAACTACGTGGAAAAGTCAAACGATCTCTATTTTAGATAGTTTTAACTTTGTATTCGTGATTAAATACGATTATAACCACGATACCATGACGGTTGAGGGTAAAATTTACCCTCTAAAGCCGTTTAGACAATGGCTTTTGTCTAACTACGAGCAGCTATGCAACGGTCATTTCATAAAGGCAATACGTCTTAAAGACCGCACCAAGTTTACATACGATTGGCAGCAAATCTATTTTCTAGCCAATGAATACCAGTTCACTAAACAATTTACCGATGAAATCAATTCTAAAAGCACTGGCGAAGTTCCAGTCAACATGTCCAGCAATCAAGAGGGCGGAAAATAATCCGTTCTTCAAGTCTAAGTATGCCACTTTAGAGTCTATTCAACAACATATCAAGCCATATCTAAATGAATGTGGCCTAGTAGTAACCCAAGCCAATACTATTATCAACGATCTTCCTTTTGTACAGACCACAGTATGGCATGTGGAGTCTGGCGAATCTGTATTATCTGTATTCCCGGTAGTAGTGGCTAAATCCACCGCCCAGGACTATGGATCAGCAGTATCATACGCCAAGCGTTACTCACTTACAGGGTTATTAAACCTAATTATTCAGGACGAAGATGATGATGGCAATAATGCCGTTGGAAATGTTCGCACCACCACTATAAAGGCTAGTTCTTCTGTCAATGTTTCTTCCCCCGAACCGCCAACACTTACTCAAGAAAAGTATGATGCGATGGTCAAGTTCATCAACGAGGGAAAGATCAATGAAGTAGAAGCTGCATTGAAGAAGTACTCACTAAACGATGCACAGAAAAAGGTACTCACCTCTCTTATCAATAAGGCAAAATCAGAAGCCGTAGTTAAAGCCGCTAAAAAGAAATAATGAAACACTTACAACTCATACCCACAGCCAAGCTTAGCGAGGCTGAATGGCAGAGCCTGCGCCAGTCCTTTGTAGTAAAGGGTATGGTCGGGGGTTCAGATGCCGGAACGCTACTCGGTCTCAACCAATATAAATCCCCTATCAATCTGTTCTATCAGGCGATAGGTTTATCCAATGTACCCAATAAGATGAATGCCGCTATGTTACATGGTAAACAACTAGAAGATTATGTCGCTAGTTGTTGGCAGTATTTTGACGGAACAGAGGAAGGATGGGTTGAGAATACACTCAATGACAATAAGATCAAGAAGTATAAGAAGCTTAAAGCTATTGCCATCAATCCGAAATATCCATTTCTATTCGCTAATGTAGATGGCATAATCACCAAACATCCCGACTACAAGGGACAGGGAATACTGGAGATCAAAACGATCTCCGGCTATTCCGCTGATGCTTACGAAGCAGGTATTCCACCAAGCTATCTACTCCAGGTACAACACTACATGTTAGTGACTGAGTTGAGATATGCAGAGATCTGTTACTTAAAGGATGGTAGAACACTGGGGCTCGTAACATTTGAACGTGACCAGGAATTGCAGGATAGAATCTTGTTTGAAGCAGAGCAGTATTACAATAGAGTTCGTGAAGCAAGAGAAGCTATTGCTCAGCTTGAAGGCGATGAGGCATGGCAGATGGCTACTATCTACGAGCCTGAGGCGGATAACTCTAAAGCGTTTGATGCATTCATATCTGAAAAGCACAAAGCTCGTGAGGAAGAGATCACCATACAAGGTACAGAAGAGCATGAAGAGTGGGCTAGATCTCACCAGGAACTTACTAATCAGATCAAATCATTGGAATCAGAGAAACAATTATTTCAGAACCGCCTAAAGCAAGTTATGGAGAAGGATGGTGCAACCAACCTGGTTCTCCCGAACGGCAAAATTACCTGGCGCAAACAATTCAATATCCGTTTATGATCAAACTAACAGACATCGAGGCGATCATGCGCCCTCAGTTTATATGGCATAAGAATCCTCAAAAGAAGATGCAAGTCAATGAAGATTTTGAAGGCAATCTAGAACTGGCCAGGATAGTATTCGTAGGACTGGCTGATATGTATGGACACAAGCAGACTGAGGTGATGGAATATCTAGACTGTGGATATGATACGTACAGAAATAAGCTGATGAACTTTCGTGAGTCATGGAGAGAAGGGAGGAGAAGAGAGAATGCAGGGGTGTTACGTGAATACAACGACAACACATCTAAGATATATATCAAGACGGGTCTTTGTCTGAATGCTATAAAGTATAGCTCCAAGAGTAACCCATATTTAAAAATGGAACAATATATCCAGGTATGATACAAGCAATCGATCATAATGTCCGGCAAAAGCTAGGCATATCATCGGTTCATTACTTAGTTGCAGACCTCTGTTCCCAATACAAGAACCTTTGGCTCCATACCTCCATCACTTCTGTGGCGGAGGCTCTGGGCCTGAGTGTAAGAGCAGTGTCTGTAGCAGTGGATGATATGCGAACATCTAAACCTGCATTGCTAGAGATCGCTGAGAATGGTAGCATCTACCCTACAAAGCATTGGTACTTGGCGACTATCGATAATAACGTAGAAGTGACTACCGCCAATACAGAACTAGCAAAGGAAGTTGTTGAGCAATTCAATGAATTAAATGGTACTAGATACCAATTACCTAACAATATCGAACTGGTTAAGGCTATCCTAAAGGTAATGCCAAGACTTACTATAGATCACTTCAAGAGTGTAATCATTCACAAGAAAGAAACCTGGGGCAACGATGAGAAGATGAAGGAATACAACCGCCCTACTACACTCTTTAGAAGTCCTAAGAAGTTTATGGAATACCTAGATCAAGCCACCATCTATTGGAATACTAAATGATACAAGAATTACAGAAGCTCGGAATCAATGTTCGCTTTGGCCAACGTGGTAATGTAAAGACCACATGCCCAAAGTGTAGCCAGGATCGTAAGAAAAAGAATGATCCATGTCTCAGCGTAGATGTCGAGGAGGGTGTCTGGAATTGTCATAACTGTGGATTCAGAGGAGCTGTAACTAGAAGAGTAGAAAAAGAATATGTAGTACCACAAGTAGAACATAAGAACCTATCCGAACAGGTTATCAATTGGTTCGCAGATCGGGGGATATCCAATCAGACCCTTCTTCGCTACCAAGTTACCGAAGGTATAGACTACATGCCTCAAGCTGAGAAAGAAGTAAGAACGATACATTTCAACTATTACTACAATGAGAAGATCTTTAACATTAAGCACAGAGATAGGGATAAAAATTTTAAGCTGGTCAGTGGTGCTCTTCTTGGGCCTTATGGCATTGACGTTGCATGTGATAATAGCGATACTGAAATTATTATTTGCGAGGGAGAGATCGATGCTCTATCATTCTATGAGGCGGGGATTAAGACGGCTGTATCAGTTCCTAACGGGGCAAGCAAAGGATCACAAAAGCTAGAGTGGTTAGATGAGTTTGTCCATGTGTTCGAGGGCAAGAAGATCTATATCGCTACCGATACTGACGAACCAGGACTAGCTCTTAGAAATGAACTAGCTAGACGTTTAGGTAAGGAAAATTGTATGATCATTGACTTCCCTTGTAAGGATGCCAATGAAGTACTGACCACCTATGGTACAGACAAGCTAGTAGAATGTTATAACTCCGCCACTCCATTTCCAGTTGAGGGTATAGACGATGCTTACTCTGTAAGAGAAGAGATCCTTCGCCTATACGAAGAGGGCTATCCTAAAGGTGCTGACGTAGGATCGGGTATGATATGGCATCCGGGCCAGGTTAGTCTCATCACGGGTATCCCTGGTCATGGTAAATCATCTTTCCTAAGAAATGTAATGTCTCTCCTAGCCTTAGACTATGGGCAAAGGTTCTTTATCTACTCAGCCGAAGAAGCTAATACTGCACATGCACTTAGTGAGATGTTCCAAATCGTAACAGGCAAGAGTTTCTTTAAGACTCCTTATGCGGATAGATTACCGAAAGAAGAAGTTGAGGCACTGACCCCATTCATGAACGAACACTTCAAGTACTACAGACTGAGTGATAACGATCTGACTATTGAAGGCATACTGGGTAAGGCTAAAGAGATGGTGAAGCGATACGGCATCAATGGGTTAGTAATAGATAACATGAGTACCGTTGAGAAGAGTTTGTCTAATCAATCTGATACACGCCACCACCAAATCAAGCTGATCATGAATGATGTTTCCAGGTTCGCCAGGAACTATGGAGTACATGTGTACATGGTGGCTCATCCTAAAAAGATATCTAAGCTTAAGAATACTTACGAAGTACCTAACGGATATGATGTTGGAGATTCCTCTCACTGGTTCAACCTGGTAGATAATGGTCTGACTGTGTACAGAAACTTTGAAACTAAGCAAACCGAAGTACATAGATGGAAGGTTAGGTTTAAATACTCTGGCGAGGTTGGTACTTCTTACTTCACGTATAACATTAATAACTCTCGTTTCGAGCCAGCAGAAAAAATCAACGATGGTTCGGACGATACAAAATTCGTAGGACAACCATATGGCAAGGAAGACATCCAAAAATTCAAAAGCCTCACAGATCTTGTTTAAAGAGCAGTGGAGGTATTTCAATGGCGGAGGCCAATGGTTAGAGTATGTAGAAGATATGAGAGGTGAAAATCTTCTTGAGAAGGTTCCGCTTGATGAGATTGTACCAGGAGAAAAGTACTACATGCAACAGATATCAAAACCCAATCACTTCCACCCTACTGTTTTTGATCCTATAGTGAGCTGGTCAACAATAAAAGAACTACAACCAAGAGTATGGCGCAGAAAATAAACGCTCGTAAGAAGGGCCACGGATATGAACTACAGATTAGAGACTGGTTCAAAGAACTAGGATGGTCTGAATGTGTTAGCTCCCGATCCGAAAGCAAACGTAAGGATGATCAGGGTATCGATCTATGTTACACAGATTTCATGTACAAGCTAAAGCAGTAGAGAAGCTCGGCAGTATCCATGATATTCTCGCCAAGATGCCTAAGAATAATTACAACCTGGTATTCCACAAACGTAATCGCAAGGGTACTATAGTCGCCATGACTCTTGAAGATTTCAAAGAGATCCTTCAAATGTTAATCACGAACCAAATAATAAAACCATGAACATTAGAATCGAACATTTAGATGTCCTCTTCTTCCTCCCTGTAATTGCCTGGGATAAGATAGAGAAAGAATTAGTCCTAGCATTTTATAACAAAGCAATCGTATTCACTAAACAATCATAATTATGAGTAACAATCAATCAGCAGGCGCAGCCTGGAAGAAGGTGATCAACACCAAGAACGGAGAAGTAGAAGTATTATCCATCACTATTGGCGACAAGCGTTACACCGCATGGCCAAACACATTCAAGAAGGAAGGTGAAAGATCGCCAGACTACAGGTTACAGATTGACACCTATGAACCTAAAGTAAATGCTGAAGACGCTAAGCAGGCTGCTGTAAACAAGCAGAAGCTGAAGACTATTCAGAATGAGGATCTACCATTCTAAAACCAGGGGGAGCAATCCCCCTTTAAACTCTTCTTATGCAAGTTTGGACAAACTCAATAATCGGTGGTGAAGTAGATCGCTACGATTATGATCTCGTACAAAACGAGGATACTGCTGTAATAAGATACGCCAACAATGGTG